GTTAAGGTCATCAAAAAAGCACAGTCGCTTGGAATTTCATGAAACAAACAAATTTACGGCTTACAAAAAAACAGGAAGAAAAACTTGTTAAATACGCACTCGAAAGAGTACGACAGTTAAAAGAGGATAATAGGGAACGGATAGAGAACGATAAGATTTCGTGGAAGATGTATCACAACGATCGTACAGATCGGGTAGGGTACGACGGAATATTTAGCCACTCTAATTTATCGGTTCCTATGACCAGCCTCGTGGTCGATCACTTCATGGCACGAGCAGAGGATGAGATCACCGGTACTTCTCCATACTTTAAATTCGAGGCTCAGGGAGCAGGCGATATCGATATGGCCGAGACCTACGATAAATACTTTAATTGGAAAATTGAGGATCAGGCAAATACCAGAGAACGACTCGAAGAATCATACCTCCACTTATTTATCCAACGGGCTTTAGTCCTCAAAGCAGTATACGAAGAAGATATTTCTACATGGTACGATTACGAAAGAAATGGACTCTTTAATTTACAGACTCAGGAATTTGAACAGATCCCAGGCCAAGGACCAATAATTGAAGGCGAAGACCAGTTCATTCCAGAAATGAACCCAATGACCGGAGACTCAGAACTTCGACTTGCATCCGATCCCAGTTTCATAATGACTCCGGGTGTACACGAATTCCAACCGCTTCCGGAAGGAGTCCCTACTCAAATGGTAAAGTACAAAGGTCCAAGGTCGGAGGTCGTGGACTCAGATCGTTTCTTATGTCCAACCAATGCCGAATCGGTTGAGGATGCGGACTTCATTGTTGAAATGTACGACAAAGATTTGAATTGGGCTAAGGAAATGTTCCTTGAGCGTGAATGGCTTAGCTTTGGTGACTTTTATAACATGTTAAATAAGGATGCGAATCCAAGAAGTCCTATTGAAAAGAATGAAGAAAGAACGGAGAATTTAGATTTCGATTCAGACGAAAATCCAAGCATGCAAGTCCTCGAATGTTGGATTAAGCGTGATGTACTGGGAACTGGAAACCCACAGGAATTTTGCATATTCATCGATCCCGAGACAGAAAAACCGATCTTTTATGAATTCGTTGCAAAGCTAACTCCCGATAATCGCGTACCGTATACCGTAGTATCGATTGGGAAAGACCGTAATAAATGGTGCGGACATAGTTTGCCCGAGCGGATTAGAAGTTTCCAAGAATATGTAGATCGCCAGTTTAATTCCCAAAGCTATCGGAATGAACTCGCTGCGAATCCGATCATTGGTGTCAACCCGCAGGCCGTAGAAGATGAGCCGGAGGATGTAGAATTGCACGCTGGAAAGATATTTGAATTGAAGGATCAATATAGCATTGATGATTTCATGAGCTTTGCAGCAGTCCCTAATGTCGATGTCCGTACCCAGGATCTAATTGATTTTGTATTTGGAATTGTCCAGCTTTGGTTAGGCGTTTCTAATATGGCACAGGGTGATTACCAAGCCTTGGCTCCGGCCAATACCGCAACCGGAGTGGAAGCAACATTGCGCGAAGCATCCAAGATTGGTCGTCGATGGATGCGTAGAATTGTCCGTGGTTTTGAGGATCATTTGACCAAGCTTGTCCAAGTATCAATGGCCACGATTGATGAAGAAGAAGTCTTTGAATACATGGAAGGAGATGTCCGTGCATTTGGAGTCATGTCTCCTGATGCGATTAAGGATATTGGAATTAATGTTCGAGTCATACTGTCTCAGGACCAAGGTCAAAGGGCGATAGAGAAAGCGAATTTAGCGTTACAGACTCAGGACAGATATTTCCAATCTCCTCCAGAGATGCGTCCATTCATCCGTCCTATGCTCAAGCGTATTCTTGATGCCATGGGATTTGAAAAGACTGATGAATTACTACCACCTGAAGCTCCGGCCGATCCAAAGAGTGAAGCTGAGATTGCTAAGATGTTGGGTGACAACGCTGCATCACAGGGAGGGGAGAGTCCTGAGCCAACCGATGGCGTTCAGGCAGCAACAGCTGGTATGGGTAATAGTAACCCACAAGGCATGAACCAATACCAAGGATAAATATTTATGAAAAAGTATGTACACGCAAAAGAGAGCACTAAGCCTCTTCTTAAAAAGCACCAACGCGGACTCGATATCAGAAAGATCGCAAATCAAACTACCGTGGAGCGTCAACTAGGACACTTCCATCCAAAATTCGGATCTGCTCTCGGCACTGGTTACGACGGAGCAACCGGAGTTGTTCAGAAAACAAATCGAGCAGGCTCTGTCGGTTCCGCCCCTAAAGCTGCTGAAGTGACATACGAATGGAGCTTTTCTTTTGTCGGAGGCGCTAGCCTTAGACTCTCTTACATCAGTAAAGTGAGTGGAGTTATATCTTACACACCCATTACGGATAAAGGAAATCACACATTTGATGTGGCTTCTACAAACGCGGGTGCGCCTTCAAGCGTTGCATTCTGGATAGATGAAGCTGCGGATGTACCAGTATCAGACAACTACCGAGTATATTGCGGTTTAGTACCGTTCTACAGCACAGATGGAGGTAGCACGGGTATAAACTTTGTCACCTTAGACACCGATTCAAATACCAACGAGTTAATTACTGCGGATGTCACTAGCAGTCTTGACAACGCTAAAATCGCTTGGATGGACAATCTTTTCGCTGGGGACACGTCCGTAAATATTTTCTAGGACTGATTTGCATGACCGACCTAGTAGTCTTCGATCAACTCGCGGACATAAAAAAACTGACTACCGATGAATCTTTCATCCATCTTGAAAAGCGCTTTCAAAAAGAGCGCGCGCGATACCTTGCCAAGATGCTTGATAGGGACACCGATAAAGAAGAAACCCTTGCCATCAAAGCTGTCGTTAACGCTCTTGAAGGCTTATCGCCGATGGCTCTTGCGGAAAAAGTACTGAAGATCGAAGTAAAGAATCGCAAAGTTTCTCATCCGGAAATGTTTAGGATCAAGAAACCCGCAACCGGTTGAGGATTAGACCGAAAAACAAAATAATATAACCATGGCAAATATAAATATATCCTGGACGACCAACCCAGCCGACACTTCTGATATAACTTCTTATGAAGTATATGTCTGCGATGCGACTGCTAACGGCCATTTCACTACCGCAGCTCAGCTTCAAACTAAGCTTGATGCTATTCAAGGAGGCTCTAGCGCAGGAGCTCAAGGCTTGGAACTTATTGAGAGTATCACAGATCTTACGGCATTATCCACAACCTCACCTAAAACGTTGACCACTGGATCTTACCACTTCGGTATAGCAGCAAAAAACCAAGCTGGGTTTAAAGTTCTAAACGACACCTCGGTTACTGCTCTTGCGGTAGCCTAAAACCTTAGACATATGCCCCTTACTTCCAGATGGGGGTCGAGTGCAACGACCGTATCCCGTATTGATTGGACTTGCGACTCCAATAATACAAAACCGCGTCCGTTAAACCACGCATGCCACTCATCAGGAGCTGCATGCCCACCGATTAGCGGGCCTAGCGGAATATCTGCAAGCATAGCGATACCTGCATCCGGACCTAGCGGAATAAGCGCAAGCATAGCGATACCTGCATCCGGACCTAGCGGAATATCTGCAAGCGAAGTATCGGTAGCACCGTCACAGCCAGCATCCGGGCCTAGTGGAATATCTGCAAGCATAGCTCAATTTAACATCGCACCATTGGAAGCGAGCCAAGATAATTTCGTAAATTCAGCACCTGTCGGGAATGACAATATTAAATTCGCAGAAGATGTGGATCATATATTTATTCACGACGGAACCGACTGGCACCGATTTGCCGAAGAGTAAGAACGATGGGCGATATATCAGTACATAATAGTGCGGGTGTAAATGATAACCCAAATACGGTAACTAGTGTAAATGCGAATGTGGGTCGGGTTGTTGATTTATTTATGACCAAAGAAGAGGCTGCGATTATTCAAAGCCAGGTAAATGTAAATACAGAAAATGTAACAGAAGTGGTCGAGAACGCTCCTGTATCACTGAATACCTTTAAGGAACTTTCTGATAATCTAAGAGTTAGTGATTTTCTAGCCGCCTTAGAGGACGATTAAAGTTTTACACCGCAACCGATTGAAGAACTCAATCTTTTATAGGATTATCAGACCTGTACTTCACCCGCTCTAACACACTTTTTTATGGCTAATATTCTATCTCAAATCGGTGGCGCAGTTAATGTTAAACTCGCAGAAAAACTTAATCTCGCAGGAGGCACAATAACGGGAGAACTCGTTGTTCCCGCTCCTACCGCAGAAACTCAAGTCGCACAAAAAGCGCAGATTTCTGCATTGGAAGCACAGATTGGAAGCTATTCAAATTTTGTTTCTACTATAGCAGATGTCACCGTTTCAGTTAGTGACACCGCAGCCAATATCTTAGCCACCGCAAGCCCGGCAAATGGAACAGTCGCAGTAGCGACTGATACCAATGCAATCTATGTCGCAGATGGTGGAGTATTTTCTGTAAGCGATATCGACACTGTAAATGCGTCCGTAATATCAGCACTCGCAGAATATAATGCATCGGGAGATACCGAAGCGAACATCCGATTGAGAACATCAGATGCTACCGGTACTATCATGTTCGGAACAGATACCTACGATCTCTACATCTTTGATGGATCTGCATGGCAAACCTATAACAATGACGCATAATGAGCGATTTAAACGTATATACAACTTCTCAAATTAACGCATTGACCCCGATCAC